ATAGATTCCTCTGATGTCCTGGGCGGCGGCGTTGGTGCCCGCCGCCCGGGGACGATCCCCCGGTCCCGGAGGATCACGTTCGGCCGTCAATTCAACCGGCCTATCACTGAGTCACTGGCCCCGGTGGGCGTCTCAGTCCGGTACCGCCGGGGCCGCTCCTGGGTATTTGTGGCCCGCCCCAGAGGAGGGATTAACTGAGGCGGACCGGAGAACGATGCTGCTTTCGGGAGGATTATAAAGGCGGGTTTTGGGGCACTATGGATCTTTAAGGTTTTTTAAGGTTTTGTTGGGTGTTTGTTGGGTGTTTTTAATGTTTTTTTATGGATTATTAATGTTCTTTAATGTTGACACGGCTTACAATTGGTGATTTTGGCTGGCAGAAGGCCGGATCATATTGACGTCAACCGACCTCCTGCAAGCAGCTTACCGGCTCTTTTTCCGGCGGCTTTCGCCATTGGCCGGCGTCAGCTCTCCTGAAATGTATCTCTTTTGCCAGTCCTGAATCCTTTCCTTGTCGCTCAACCAGATGCCGCCGAGCTTTCGCGCGGGGAACCCCGACTGCCGGATCATCTGGATCACGGTCACTTCAGATGCCGGCAACCCGAGGATGCGGCAGTGCTCCTGTATCGCTTTCATTCCGGACAATCCTGTTCCCTCCATTACCAGAACCTCCTTGGTTTCTGTTGTTTCTGCTCCGTTTTAGGCTCCTCCGGACGCTGCGGAGGATTTTCTCTCAGTCTTGCAGCCTCGGCCAGCAGCCGGAGGCCTCCGCCCGGAAATTCCATCTCGACGCAGGCGGCCGCCAGGACCTCGGCATCGAAGAGATGGTTCGGCCGGCTGTGCACGTTTACCCACTCCTCCCGGCCCTTTTCGTCGAGACGCTTCTGCTCGGCCAGGATCTGGCCGACATAGTCGTCGCCGGTGTCCTTGTGGAGGTAGGCGGCGCCGGGCATCCCCCTGGTCTCGGCCAGCGAGGCAAGCTGCAGGCGGTGATGATACTGGTCCTTTCCCTTCTCCGTGTCGATCGACAGGAGGCGCAGCGCTTCGGGGAGCTTTTTCCCGCTGGGCGTGGAGACGATCGCGTTGCCGACGCTGAGCATGCCCGGAAGGGTCTTGCTCGATCCCTTCGCGCCCCAGAGGGCGACGCCGCCGCGGCCCCGGTTCTTCAGCAGCCAGAAATACGTCTCCTCCGTCATCGTCATGTCCACGAACTTCCTGCCGCCGCCCGTGTCCACCAGCGCCCGGAAGATGCGGAGCGACCGCCCCGTGTCGCCGACGGGATAGGACGTGTTGAAGAGCAGGTTTTCGACCTCCTCCCAGGTCGCGAGGAACCCGCAGTGAATCATCCAGCTCGTCAGATCCGGGGCCCAGGCGCGAACCACAAACCAGAATCCGTGTTGCTGGACGTCGACGCCGACGGTCAGCGCGATCGCGTTTTCTGGCACCGTCTGGGCGGGCAGGTCGCAGCAGGCCGCGAGGACCTGGTTTTTGTCCTTGGAGGTCACGGTGAGCTCCCAGGGCTCGGCCTCGTGCTTGTTCTTCCAGTTCTTGAACTCCTCGACGTCCGTCAGGCCGCGCAGAAAGCAGGCGGCGGGCTCGGAGAGCGAGACGAAGGGCGAGATCCGGGAGGGGATGTGGAAGCCGATCTTCACGGGGCGGTGCTTTTTCAGGTAGTCCCAGAGGATCATTCCGCTCTTGCGGTCGCGCCATTTTCCATTCAGGACAGCCAGGTCGCGGTCGTAGTCGTTCAATTTGGCCAGGCACGAGGGGCACTCGTGCCAGGCGAGCTTCTCGGCCTCTATAATCTCAGGATCCTCGGAGTGGATCTTCCCGTCCGGGCCGGGCTCTGATTTGCGCGGCCATTTAATCTGGGCAAAAGTCATCAGGTGATGATGGCCGCAGGCGGGGCAGGTAGCCCAGAAATCGAAGATCACCTGGGCCTCTTTGTTCAGGGCCTGGCAGATGTTCCCCAGCCTCGTCGTCGGCGTGGAGATCTTCCAGATCTTCCGGTTGTGGCGGTAGGTGATCGTCCGGGCCTCGCCCAGGGCGATCGGCGCCGCCTCCCTCTTGCCGGCGGCGTGCTCCGGGTACTTGTCCGTCTCCTCAAATACCTCGTAGCGGATCGGCTTGTTGGCCATCCTGGCTGCGGAGCGGGCCCAGGCCATGTAGATCGGCATGTGCTGAAGGTTGATCCGGTACATCGATTCGTCGTCATCCTGGCCGGTCATGTAGCTGCGCAGGCGGGGGCTCTGCTTGATCATCGGCTGGATCCGGTCGTTGCAGTTTTCAGCCGCGGTCACCTGGTCCGGATAGATGAAGAGGACCGGGCCCGGATCGCGGTCGATGGCGTATCCTATGCAGTTGAGGACGGCCTCAGACCCGCCGACCTGGGGAGTCTTGCAGATGATGATCGTCCGGACAGACGGGAAAAACGAGGCGTCCATGATGCCGGCCAGGTAGGGCGTGACGTTGTTCTTCCACTTCCCGGGCAGGACCGACATGGTGACGTGCCGGTACCGCTCCGCCCAGAACGAGGGGAGGATCTTCTTGTGCCGGCGGAAGATCTTGCGCTCCGGCTCGGACAGGCACACCGTGCGGCGGATCTCCCCCGGGATCTGCAGAAGGGACGGCGGCAGCCACGGGGCGGACCGGGATATGTGGATGGTGGTCAGCACTTGACTTCCTCCGATTCGACCGGCGCCGCGGCGGCAACGTCCATTTCCGATTCCTCATCCGCATCAATGACGACCTGGAACTCCGACGAGGCGGCATAGCGGTTGATGTGTTCGTCGAGGTCCCGGCTCATCAGGTTGATGAACTCACCGACTTTTTTCATGTCCCCGGAGACGGCCCGGATCCAGGCCGCGGCGTTCGACTGCACCCAGTGCTTGAGACCTGCATCGAGCACCCCGGCCCGCATGGCCAGCTCAATCTCCATCTGTTCCCTGGGAACAAGCTGGCCTTGGTCCTTATTGTACGCCAGCAGCTTTCGCTTCTTGTCGATCTCGATGGTTTCAATCTCGAGCTCGAGCTTTCTGCGCTGGAGCTCGTCTCGCCTCTCGCTGATACGCCTGCCGGTAGACTTCTGCCGAAGAAATGCCTTCGCATATTTGTCGACGTCCTTCTGCAGGTATGTGCCATTCGGACAGGGTTGGATTTTTCCCTCTTTCTGGTGCCGGTAGAGGCTGGTCTTGGTCACCTTCCATCCGGAATCCACCAGGTAGTCCAGGACGTCGGCGATCGTATCGAAGGAGATACTCTCCCGGCTTTCGACCGGCGGCGCGTCATTCGATTTTCCCGGGGATTCCTTGTCCATTTTTCTTCACGTCACCGTGTTGCAAACGGGGTTGACTGGCTTTTCTCAGCACATCGGCTGCAAAGGTTTCCGCCTGCAGGATCCTCGACCCAGCAGCATCCGCCTTCGCAGGCGCGGGCATCGGTGCATCCGCAGACCCGGCAGGCCCGGACACCCTCTCGATGGCTGGGATCTATCATCAACCCCACGATTGCGGCATCCCTTGTTGCCCCCGCCGCTCTTCCAAGTGTGGCCTCCGCGGCCGGCACTACATCGAAGATCATCATGGCGAAGTTCGCCACGTCTACCGCCTTCTTGCGAATCATGGCGGTGTCGCCTCCCTCGAAGATCGCGTCCTCGAGGTGGAAAACAGCATCGTTCATCCAGCCGAGAACCTGCTCTTCAGCCCACGCCTTCCAGGACTTTCCCCGCTCCGGCGCCTTTTCCTCGAGGCGGGCCCGCATGGCCGCGGTGAATGCGTCCAGCTCCGGCCAGGACTCCGCGGCAACTTGGTCGATGCTTTTCTTGTCGGTCATTTGTTTTTCCCCTTTCTGACAGCGTTCCAATTACGTAAACGTGTAGTACTTGTCTATTTTCTTAATCGTAGCCATAAAAGGCAATTCCTTCTCGTAGGTCTTGGCCTGTTCCGCCAGCACAACCGATCCCGTGAAACAGACGTACCGCTTGCCGTCGATCTCCAACTGGATCGTCAGGCAGGACGGTGCCTTGTTAAACTTGCTCGGCTTGAGACGGATCGCGGTGACCAGGACCTCCCTGTTCAGGATGTCGTCGATCTTGAGCTTCGCTCCGTCCAAAGGGATGTGCTCCCGGGCAAAATCCCCGAAGCGCTTCACCGTTTGTTGGCCTTGTTCCTTCGTCATCCCCCAATACCTCCCGGAGTTGTCGAATCTGGAGATTGAGCTGGAAATGGTGTGTGTTCGCCCAGCGCAGCCATCCGGATATGGAGGAAAGCGTCGAGCGGTATTGATCCGGCGTGATCATCCCGGTGCCGAGCTCGAGAGGAAGGCGGCGCAGGCGGCGCTTCATCCTGGTCGCCGTCGACTTGCGCAGGAGGACATGGTCGGGGAAGTGGCGGTAGCCGAGGAAATCGACCCCCTGGGTGACGGGGAAGACATCGTTCT